GATGTACTTACTCCAATCGTTGATGCATTGAAGTTACCAAACCTAACGTATTTAAAGGATACGCAAGTTTACGGAATAGGAGATGTTGATTTTGCAGTATTTAGTATATTTGATAACAAAGATAATTGGCCAAAAGCTGAAACTCTATTTGGAAACAAAAAGATTGCACTATTTCACGGACCTGTTGATAACTCTACAACCGATGTAGGGTATGTGGTTAGTAGTAGACACTTTACAACTGAAATATTTGATGGATACCATTTAGCTCTATTAGGAGATATCCATAAAAGACAAGAGATGATATCACCAAGCGGATGTAAGGTGGTATATGCTGGTTCTTTGGTACAACAAAACTTCGGTGAGACATTAGACAAGCACGGATTCTTAGTTTGGGATTTAGATACAATGACCTATGAAGAAGTTGATATCAAAAATGATTATGGTTATTACACTTTGGATGTTGATGGTGGTATTGTGCCGGATGTAACCGATATGCCGTTGTACCCTCGTTTAAGAGTGAGGATAACTAATACGGATACCGCAGATACAAAGAGGATGATGGCTGATATCACTACAAAGTATGGTGTGGAGGACTTTACAATCATTAGAACGGATACATTCAATAAGAAGAAAACCAACGATAGAGAGGCAAGGCTGGAAGTAGACAGCATAGCTGATATAAACCATCAAAACTCTTTAATCGGTGAGTATATTGAACGTATGATGCCATTTGTGACAAAGGAGGACTTAGCTGGAATAGAGAAAATCAATCGTGACATTAATAGTAGAATACAACCATCAGAACTACAAAGAAACATAAGCTGGAAACCAATTAAGTTTGATTTCAGTAATATGTTCTCATACGGAGAGAGAAACGTAATCAACTTCGATAAGGTAAGTGGATTGATGGGATTATTCGCACCAAATGCACAGGGAAAATCATCTCTATTTGATGCAATCTCATTTTGCCTATTCGATAAGTGTAGTAGAGCTTATAAAGCATCCGCTATTATGAACAATCGTAAATCTGATTTCCATTGCCAATTAGAATTCTCCGTAGATGGAGTTATCTATGGTATTCGTAGAGAGGGAAGAACAATCAATAAGGGAAAGAACGTAAAAGTGGATGTTGATTTTTGGAGAGAAGGAGATAGTGGTAGAGAATCACTTAACGGAACGGAACGTAGGGATACCAACCAAGTCATTGAAACCTATGTAGGAAGATATGAGGATTTCATTATGACTGCACTTTCACTACAAGCTAACAACGCACTATTCATTGATAAATCACAATCCGAAAGGAAAGATTTGATGGCTCAGTTTATGGGATTGGATATATTTGATAAGCTGTATGATACTGCTACCAACGATATCAAAGATGTGAATGCACTTATCAGAAATTTCAGAAGAACCGACTTCACTTCGGAATTAGCCCAAAAAGAAAACGACTTGAATTCAAAGAGAGAGGAGTATGATAGTTTGGATGCTGAGAAGTTAGAATTAGAAACTCGTAAGAGTGATTTGGAAGAACAAATTGTAACCATATCTCAACAAATAGTTCCAATTCAAGGTAACTTAGATATTAATTCTCTAAACGCAAAAGCACAAAAGATTGTTGATGATTTAAAGACTTGGGGTGATAGTAAATTCGATAAAACAATAAAACATACGGAGGCTAATGAATTAGTTAGAGAAGCTAAAGAAATGGTTGATTCTAAAGTTACTATAAACGGAACTGATATTGGTGAAGCACAAATACAATTGAATTTAGTTAAAGGACAGATTAAAGATACATTACATCAGATTGAATTATTAGAAAGTGCTATTGAACATAACAAAGAGAAGTTATCACATTTAGCAGAGCATGAATATGACCCTAATTGTAACTTTTGTATGAACAATGTATTCGTAAAGGATGCAAAGGAAACCGAAACTAAATTAGGAGAGCAGGGTAATCAATTAGAAATACTAAACATATTACATGGTGCTCTTATAACTCAATTAGGTGAATTGGCTGGAGTTGAAGACCAATTCCGTCAATGGAAACAATGGACTGATGAATATAAACGATTGATAGTAGTAAGAGAACGTTTGGATACTGATATTAAAACTTGCGATACTAAGGTTGAATTGTTACAACATCAAAAAGAAACTGTGTCAGCTGATATTAATAGATATTTTGAAAACGAAGGAACTATTATACGAAACGAAGCATTAGATATTCAAATCCAAAATGTTCGTAGATTAAAGCAAGGTGTTGAAAAACAAATATCAGATGTAAACAAACTTATGTTGAAATTAATGTCAGAAGTAGGTGCAACCAAAACTTACATTGACAATATGGTAGCTAAGATGGAGGAAGTAAAAGAATTGGAAAGCAAAAACCAATTATATACATTCTATTTAGATGCAGTTAAGAAAGATGGTGTACCATATGAGTTAATATCCAAAGCACTTCCAGCAATTGAAAACGAAGTGAACAACATATTAGGACAAGTGGTAGACTTCTCAATATCAATGGATACCGATGGAAAGAACATTAACGCTAGAATCGTTTACGAAGACCAGGAGTGGGCTCTTGAGATGTGTAGTGGTATGGAGAAGTTTATATCGGGATTAGCGATTAGAGTCGCTCTAATTAACATATGCAACCTACCAAGACCAAACTTCTTAGTAATAGATGAAGGGTTTGGTACATTGGATGCGGATAACCTATCATCCCTATTTATGATGATGCAATATCTTAAAACTCAATTCGATTTCATTTGGGTAATTTCTCACTTAGAACAAATGAGAGATATTGTAGATGGACTTATCGAAATTAAAAAGGTAGATGGGTTCTCTAAGATTAATTTCTAACAACCGGTAATACATTTTTAGGTGTGGTCTTGTTTAAAGACTGCACCTTTTCTTTTATAAGGGTTTCTACCAACCCATTTATTTTATATCCTTTCTCTTTACAAAATTCCTTTAATGCTTGATGTATTTCAGCATCTATTTGTATCATTGCGTACTTTTTCATAACTTTCTTTAGTTTTCTTTAGTTTTCTATATATAATTATAAAGATAAATAATAATCCGAATATTTATTAATAATTAATAGAAAGATACATGGCAAGAATAAAAAAATACTCACCAAGTTTAAGTACTAATTTAACTTATTACGAAACTTTTGCGGTTGATACTAATCCAACTTCGGATTATTTCAAAGTAACCGAATTTAAAGATACATTTACAGGTGGTAAAAACGGATTCTTAATTGAAGGTTCTGAACATCTAATGGAATCTACTGAAATAAAAATAGAGATTATAGATGTTAATGGAAATTCTATTTATTATGAACCTGGTAATGGTGTTCCTGAATATTATGAAGGATTATCAAAAATTGTTGCAGTTTATATTTACGAAGATACTCCAATCGGAGATGCTAAAATAACTATACTTGGTGAATTAAAAACATATAAAGATGGTGTTAATGTAAAAGATATTCCTGATAATTGGAAAGGTGTATATAATGTAAAATGGGAAAAAACATTTAAGGTAAATAGATTACTACCAAATGAAGATACTGTTAGATTTTATAAAAGACCAAATGTAAACATAACAGAAATAACAAAACCAATATTCAGTACATCTTTAGCAACAATAACTCAAACTGGTAGTTTATATGGTACATCAATAACTCCACAAGAAGGACAACCGTTAGCTAATTACAAATTACCAACTTTCTATAAATTAACAATAGATGATGATAGCAATTGGACCGGTTCTATTGTGGGCTCGATAATCAATGTACCAACTTTAGGATATTCCACACAAGTAGATAGTGTAATAAATAATAAAGAATTATTAGTAAAAACCCCATATACTAATCAATATTTAGGTTCTGCGTATGGTGATATAGTTCAAAATTTTACAAGCGAAGGATATACATCTTCATTTAATTACTACGAAGGCATTGGTTTAACAGCAAGTGCACTAACTGGTTCTTTTGCCAAAATAAACATTAGCGATTTAACTACATTTGTTGGAGATGTATCGAGAGTTAAAATATTTAGAAAATCACAATCTCAAGTAGTAGATTATCAATTTATACAAGAGATAGCATTGGAATCCAATGAATTATTAATTGATTTAGAATCAAAAACAAAGAATCAGGAATACTATGGTATATTTACTCAACCAATTATACAAAATTATTGGGTAACTTCATCTAATTCTATAACTGCTACATTTAATCAAAATTATTTATATGATTCTGTTAAACTTAGTAGTGCAACTTCTAAATATTTTTATACAACCAAATCAATTGCTTTAAAGGAAGGTTCTGAATATAGTTTAGATTTTAATGTAAGATTACAAGATACAATATCTGCTAACAATTATATAAGAGCATTTTTAAGTGGTTCTAGAGTATCAACAAATGGTACAATTCAAGTAGAGCAAAATATTACAACAATAATATCTAACAATGGTCTAATACAAAAAAGTAATAGTTTAAGTAATATTAAAGCTGAACAAATTGATAACGCTAGATTGTATTTTGAAGTAGTTGGTAATAATTGGTACATATCAAATGTTAGTTTTAAAGCATCCAAAGAAACGGCATTTTCTCCTGATGATATAACATTCATTCAATCCGTACCAAGAGAATTACCAGTTGAAACATTTGATTATAGATTTGAATTCTATGGTAGTAATGGTAAATTGATTCCTGTATTAGTTGAAGAACAAAAAACATTCGATGGCGGTAACTTACAAAATATTAAAAAAGAATTACGCTTAATACCATCATCATTATATTTTCAGTTTGATTCTGGTTCAAACCCAGTTCCACCAACTACTATAAACATAGAAGTACAAAAAACATTATTAACTGGGTCTGTTCATTATACATCACAATCAATTGATTTTTTTGGAAACGTATTAACATATGATGATTATACAGCTTCTTTTACTGGGCAAAGATATCCTGGTTTACTTCTTAATATAAATTCAGATAGTCCAGAATTAACTGTAGGAAATTTTACTGGTTCTAGAAGTGATAAAATAGTTCAATATTTAGAAATAACCGGTGAGGTAGAAGGGTTTACTGATACAGTTGTTATTAGTAGAGTTTTAGATGGTTTTGGTGGGGTGAATCATATCATTAGACCTTTTAGAGGACTTGAAATTAGAAACAGTAGTACACAAAGTTTAGAAATTCAAGCGGTAAGAATAGATGGTGTAAATGATATATCGTTAAGTAGTACAACACAACCAAATAAAGGGTTTAATAGAATCCAATTGCACGTAATATCAGCTTCACTTGAGGGTGTTGAGAAATTTGTAAACTTAGCATATGCATCTTCATCTGGATTTATAAAAGGATTGAGTACGGGTTCTCTTGGTACTCGTGAAATAAATTATAACGCAACATTTAATAGAGATTCAATTGATAAAAGATTGACGGTTTATTTAATGCCATCTTCATCAAATCCAGTATCTTCATCTGTATTAGCATCCACAATATTATCGGATTTTCAAGATGGTTTAGATTCTGGATTCGTATCATATACAGCAGATGCGTTTACAATTAACCCAAGAATACAAACTACATTTACACCAATATCAGCAAGTGCAACGGCATCTTTCTTTATTAGAGGTACTAATGAAAATCCTGTTTCTGGTTCAGTAACAATATTCCCATCAATGTCAATTAATGTGGATTATGTTCCTGAATATTGGATGTATTATGTAACTCATAGCTTTGATCCTGATATTACTGTAATTGCAATCGATGATAATAAACATATAATACCATCGAGAAACCCAAATCAATTTGTTGGGTTGCCACTAAGTCAAAGTAAAACACTTACTGTAACTTGGACATATACAGAAGATTATACATCAGCATCGGTTAGTATAGATAAAACATTTTCTATTATACCCGAAGGTAAGCCGGGAGATGAATCAATTGTATTTGAAACAAACCCATTAAATGTTGCACTAAAAGCAGATGCAAAAGGTATTGTCAATAGTTATGATTCATCTGCAACTGAAATTAAATTAAAGCAAGGTTCTAGATATTTGGTGTTTACTGGTAGTAGAGATGCTGGTACATTCCATATAGCAACGGCATCAATTGTAACTCAAAATATAACAAAAGGTAGGGTAGAGTTTGGACAAACATCATCCCTATTTGTAAGTAAGTCATCAGCATTAACTCAATTGAGTGGTAGTGTTGAGTATCCAATGATAATTCATCCGTATTATACTTCATCAATTTATACGGCAAGTATAGTACAAAATTATACAAAAATATTGGATGGAGCGCCTCCTCTTGATGTAACGATAGAACCTATTGTAGTATCTTTGAATTCGGATGAAGTTGGTGCAATTTATGATTATAGTAGAACATCAACAACAATTAGAATAAAAGAAGGCTCTGATTACTTAGTGTATTCGGATGTATCAACGGCACCTGGAACATTTAGAATTGATAATATAGATTCCAATCGTATTACAAACTTAGCAATATCTGGGTCATCTACAACAACGGCATCTTTGAAATTCAACGGATTCCATTATCCAAATGTATCGGCTAGTGCACTTTATAATATTGTTGCATATCCGTATTCATTAGGACCTGGTCATATATATTCATCATCGGCATTCCAACGTACTCAGGCATTTACAAAAAACGTAGCACCTGCCAAAGCTAGAACAGTAAATGTAACAGCGATATCTCAAACAATTACATATGATAGAGATACAAATGCGTTTAGTCCGCAAGAAGATAACATATTAACAGCAACTGCATTTAATACAACTGGTTCTGTTTATTATTATTGGTTCGATGGAGCTGGAGTTGAAATTGGAACTGACCCAACTCACTTGGATAATACACATAATCCAAATGATTCAACTGGTAACCCTGGACCTGGTGAAGTGTTTACTTATGTTGTAAAAATAACTGATGGTAACCCATATACATCAGCTACAATAAATCCTTATAGAGCAGAAGCTTCTGTGAGTGTGTCTGGTGTTAAACAAGGAGCAGATGCGTATAAATTAGTTGCAACAAATGAAAATACATCAATAACCGCAGATTTGTGGACTAGTTCTTTTGATGGTACTGGTATTAAAATATCTGCTTTTAAAGGAACGGATGAATTAGTACATACATCATCATATTCTAATGCAACAAAGGTATATGATTATTTGGGTACATTTATTGGAAACGTTGGATTTTATTCAGCATCAATTCACTCAACATCAACTTTTATAACACCAGGTGGAACTAAATTTCCACCAAGTAGACCTGCATCAATTGGAAATTTAACTGGATGGACTTATCCTGGAACAAATAAGTCTGGTAATATAATTTACAAAGTTGATTTTGAAAATGGAAGACAGACTCAATTTGTAACACAATCAATAGGAGTTCAATTTACACCACCAGCACCATATGATGCAAAACTTACAAATGATAACTCATCAATAGTTTATAAAGTTTCTGGTGAAGTTGAATTTTTTGGAACTGGTACTTTGATTAGAGCATATAGAGGGGATACTATATTAACAAACAAACCTTCTGGATTTACAGGCGGACAACCGGATGCATATGGAAATACTGGATATAAAGAACAATGTAGAATAACAATATTTGATAAATCATCTCACATAACATTGGCAGGTGGTTTGGTTCCTGGTAATCCTGTTCCTGGTATATCTACATCGGCAAGTTTGGGTACTAACCCCGATTGGATTGGTGTAACTGCATGGAATGACCCAGAAACAAATCCAACTGGAGTAATTATATATGAAATTGATTGTGAAGGTAGACAAAAATTATATAAGACACAATCTTTATCAGTTCAGTTTGAAGGTAATACTGGACCTGGTGTTGTAATGAGAGGAGAGTGGACTTCTGGTATTGATTATATTGGTAGTGTTGAAACTACAAACTATCGTAGAGATGCGGTAATATATAATGCGGTACCAGGAACAACAACATATTATGCAGCTGTTAGTGGTAGTGGGCCTGGTACAGCTGCTGGAGCACAAACCCCATCTGGTACAACGGCAAGTACAAATTATTGGCAATATTTGGGAGTTGAAGAATTTTTTGTGGCAGCTAAGATTGCAATATTTGAAGAATCGTATGTTAAAAATACAATTAACGTTGGTACTAAAAATGGTACTGGTGCATTTGCTAACATTGTAATTTCTGGAGGTAGAACCGACCCATATATCGCTATCGGCCAAAATGCAACTGTTGGAACGGCCGGTACTTCTGGTACATCAACACCATCAACGGGTGTTATTGGATATGATAGACCTGGTATATTTTTAGGAATATATGAAAGTGGAACTGCCGGCGGTGGTGCTGGTACAACTGGTAGATTTTCTATAAGTAACGCAGATGGTACTAAAGCACTTAAATGGGATGGTAGTACTTTAACAATCGTAGGTGCGATTAGACAAGTTACACCGGGAGTAAGTGAGGGTTCTTTAAGAGGAGCATGGACAAGTGGATTTATATATTATGCAAATGATATAGTTTCATATGCAGGTCAAAGCTGGCAATGTACATCTGCAGCATCCCATACTGCAACAAATAATACAAATGCAACAACTGGGTATCCCGGTTCTGGTCCTTGGGTAATTGCGGCAGCAGCTGGAACGTCTGGAACAGCTGGTAGTGGTGGAACTGCTGGTGTAAATGGGGCAGCTGGAGCAGCTGGACCTGGTGTTGTTTATAGAGGGCCTTGGACTGGTAGTTTAGAATACTTCAAAACAACTGAAAGAACAGATGTTGTTAAAGGTAGTGATAATCAATATTATATAGCAAAATCAACACACACTCCAAATGTAGTAAATGCACCAATTGGTACAGCTACTAGACCAATTGATGGAGGTTCGTATTCTACATATTGGCAATCATTTGGGGCAACATTTAGTTCGGTAGCAACTGGATTATTACTTGCAGAAAACGCAACTATAACTAAGGGATTGGTGATAGGGCAGGATGGTACTGATGTAGGATTTATCCGTTCCGCTGGTGCACTTAGTATTGGTGGTGGTAATGGATTTTATATGGATGCTGCTGGTAGAATGAGATTTGGAGCAGATACATCTACTGATGGTAACTTTGTTTATTGGGATGGTAGTACATTGGATATAAATGGAGTAATAACTGCAGATTCTGGAGAAATTGGAGGATTTACTATTGCTAATAATAAATTACTTGCATCTGGTAGTTTATTGAGATTCGATACACAAATTCCACAAATTGAATTTTATACAAATGCTACTGGTTCTGCAAAGGTTATTCTTAATCCAAAGGCAACATTAACAGATCCGGGTGGAACTATAATATATATAAGTGGAGCAATGTATGATGGAACTGATGGCAATAGAACAGCAGCGTCTGGTACTACTTCTACTACTACATATGTTACGCAAACATATAGTGGTTCTTTGGGAGTGTCATCAGTATATGGTTCGCCGGCATATACTTTGCAAAGTTTTGGTGAGTCTGGAAATACAAACTTTGAAGTTTACGTCCCAGCAACAAGCTTAGCAATATCAGCAACTACCCCAACGGCATATTCGGATTCCCCACCATATGCACCACAATATTCATATCAATCCTATTATTCTGAATATGCATATGCAGGTAACGTATCTGCTGGCTGGTATGTACAAATGTTTGATTCTACTGGAACAACATTTATATCAGAAGTAGCACTTAACGGTGCATCAACATACAGAACCAGTACAGCAACTAATAACTACTACCAAGCATACACTTATACCAGTGGTTATCCATATTATGAGGAATCATACAGTTGGAACTCTGTTTCAAATTCAAACACAGCATATTATCAGGGAAATATACCATTTGGACCTAAAGCAGGGCAAATAGCAATACCATCACCGGGTATATATAAGTTTAGATTGGTATTAAAAGTATCAGCACAATCTGCCGGTATAAGTGATTTTACGGGAGGTACATCTACATATTACACTACAACGGCAACTGCAAACCATACAACAACAGGAGATATTACATTCCAGTTTTCACCAAACGTAAACAAAACGGAAATAACCAATGGTGGTATTCAAGTACTATCAAACAAAGATGCATATGTTAAATTTATAAGACTTGAACCAAATTCATACTCAGCATCCGAAACACTTGCATGGGTAATTGGAGCAAAGACAAGTCTTCAAGCATATGGTGTATATCCTGCTTACTATGAACAAACTGCACTTGTTGTTACTGGAAAAGTATCGGTATCATCTAAGGGAGAAAACACATTAGGTATTACCGATTATGATACTGGTACATCACAATACATATCTCTTACGATTGGTGGTAAGTATTCCGATACTACTTTGGCAAATCAAAGTAGAGTATTTACTTTATCAAACATATATCCATATCAAGATGATAAATACGATTTAGGAGCTGCATCATACAGATGGAGAGATATTTTTACAAATGGCGCAGTCACCGTTACATCGGATAGAACTAGAAAATTTGAAATACAAACAGCTCAATTAGGATTGGATTTTATAAATAAATTACAGCCTGTATCGTATAGAATGATTACTGGTAGTATGGTATATCAATCACCTTGGCCTAATTTTGTGGATAAAGTATTACAACCGGGCGAAACCGATGATACGGGAATTGTATTAAAAGAACAAAAAATTATAAAAGTACCAAACCCAGAACACCCACCACTAATTGAAGTTATACCCGGTAAAAGAACTCACTATGGTTTAATTGCACAAGATGTAAAACAAACTTTAGATGAAATTGGAGTATCAACTACTGATTTTGCTGGTTACGTTGCTGGTGATGTTGAAAATGATGAAACATTAGGATTGCGATATGAGGAATTTATATCTCCTATGATTAAAGCAATTCAAGAACTATCATCAAAAGTAAATCAATTAGAACTAATAATAAGTGGTTCGTTTTCTTAAAAAATATATACTTATATATATAAATAAATAACATTATGGCACAAATAAAAGAACAATTAAACGTTGATGTTTTAAATAGCATTAAATCAAAAAGAGATGAAATATCTAATTTAGTGATGGAATTAGGTCAAATCGGTTTTAGACACAGAGAACTTAGAAATGAGTTATTAAAATTAGACCAAATTAAAGTATCTATTGAAAATAGATTTGATGAGGTAAATGAAGAAATTAAATCAATTCTAGTAGAGTTGGAAGTAAAATACCCAAAGGGTGAAATAGACCTTCAAGAAGGTGTTGTTTATTTTGAATCTGCTGAATAAAATAAATTTGGTAGTTTCAAAATAATTTAGTATCTTTGTTACAATAATTAAATTTAATGGAAAACACACGCAAAAGGTTACTTTACGTTTGCCCTCACTTATCTACTGGAGGTCAACCACAATACACGTACAAACAAATAAAACACTTCATAAAAGATTTTGATATTGAAGTGGTTGAACTAAGCAATAGCGGAGGAAATGCTTTTGTAGTTCAAAAAAATAGAATCAAATCTTTATGTATCGTACATACATTAGGAGATGATAAATCTGAAATTTTAAATGTAATATCTGAATTTAAACCTGATATTATACATTTTCAGGAAATTCCACAGTTTGATTTAGCAACAAATATATTAGATAAAATATTCACAAAGGATAGAGAATATTTTATATTGGCAACAACTCATGGTTCTTTTACAAACCCATCTGAAATAGTATATCATCCAGACAAATATGTTTTAGTATCCGAATGGAGTAAACAAAAGTTTGCTGAAGCTGATTTGGGAGTTGATTTGGATTTATGGGAATATCCTATCGAAGAATATGAATTTGATAAGGAAGCTTCCCAAAAATATTTAGGATTAGACCCAACTTGGAAGCATGTACTTAATGTTGGTTTATTTTCTCCTGGTAAAAATCAAGCTGAAATATTTGCGGTAGCAAGACAATTAGAAAAATACAAAATTAAATTTCATTTTGTTGGTAATCAAGCAGGCAACTACGAACACTATTGGTTACCTATAATGAAACATAAGCCTGATAATTGTGTAATATGGGGAGAGCGTGACGATGTTGATATATTTTATTCAGCGTGTGACATGTTTTATTTCTCATCAACATTAGAATTAAATCCATTATCAGTTAAAGAGGCATTATCATTTAAGTTACCTTGTTTATTTAGAAAATTACATACATACTTAGATACATACGATAGCAACCCATTAGTTCAATATATAACAGATGATTTAAAATTAACTAAAAGATTTATATTAGAAAAACTACAACCTGAATTTAATGAAATACCAGGTTGGTTTGCATATCAAGATTTATATACTGATGTAGTTAAAAATGCTGGTAACGATGATGTGTTTGTAGAAGTAGGTGCATGGTTTGGTAAATCTACAAATTATTTAGCACAACAAATTAGAGAATCAAAAAAGAATATTAAATTTACAACTGTTGATACTTGGAAAGGAACTGATGATGAAGATATACACCAAAATATTGTTGGCGCATTTAACGGAGATATATTTTATGAATTTGTAGATAATACAATTCTATCCGATAATTATGGAGCAATTGATATGATAAAAGATACATCCAGAAACGCAGCTAATAATTTTTCTAATGGTAGTATTGATTATATAATGTTAGATGCTGGGCACTCATATGATGCGCTTAAAGATGATTTAGAAGTTTGGTATAATAAAGTAAAACCGGGTGGAATTGTTAGTGGGGATGATTATGGTGTATTCTATGGAGTAACACAAGCAGCAGATGAATTTTTCTATGGACAATTTGAAAAAGGATTTCGTTCATTTATTAGAAAAAAACCACGTATTCAAATAAGACATTTATTAACTAAACCTGAAGATGTTAGAGAAAGAGTTAGTATGTCATCTATTAAACAATTGGCAAAATATGGTATTGATTACCTCCCTATGGTAAATAAACCATATGAGGGATTACCACCATCGGAACATTGTAAAAGACCTGAACAAATAAGTGATAAGCCGGGAAATTTTGGAAACGGATTAGGACCTTTAACTGGAGGACATTACGGATGTTTCCAAGCACATAGAGGGGCATTGGAAACTATGAGTGATGAATATGATTACACTTTAGTATTTGAAGCTGATGCATTTATTTATACTGGATTAGAGGAATTTGTACAAATAGTAAATAGAGCTTGTTTCTTAATGGAAAGAGATGATGTTTACTTTATGGGATTATCAGATAACGCATCTAGAAATAAAGAAAGAATAGATGAGTTATTTAGTAAAACGGCAGCAAATCAGGATTTAGCACATGCATATTTAATTCCAAATAAAACTAAAAATTGGTGGATTGAAAGATTCAATGATACACCTTGGGAGGGATATGATTTATGGCTTACCGATGTATTCTACAAAGAACCTAAATTAAGATACACTACAAATAAAATATATGTAAAACAATCAGAGGGATTTTCTTTGATAGATAAAACAATTAAAACTTGGAGTATATGATATACGGTAATTTAAAAAAGAATATACAGCCAATTAGAGAAATACAAAATAGAGTAATCTTTCATAACGTAAGAGGACCTTTTGTAGAAATAAAAGGAAGTAAAAAAGCAGATTACAGAGTTGAATTTATAGATTCAAAAACAAATAAAGTTTTGTACAGAGCAAACATAGCAAATAATTGTTGGTGTAAGTGTAGTATAGAATATTTTGTAAATTGGAAAATTGTAATTTATGAAGATGGGAAGTTGTGGTATGAAAAAATGTACGATGCAACAAATGCAAATGTATATATAGCATTGGATTCTAAGGCCTTGGGTGATTCTTTAGCATGGTTTCCATATGTAGAGGAATTTCGTAAAAAGCATAATTGTAAAGTTGTAGTATCTACATTTATGAACGATATGTTTATAAGTAAATACCCTGAATTGGAATTTGTTGCACCGGGAACATCTGTTGGTAATTTATACGCAATGTATTCAATTGGTTTATTTTATAATGAAGATGGTACTATAAATGGTTTAAAAAATCCAATAGACCCAAAAACACAAACTATGCAAAAAATGTGTAGTGATATATTGGGATTGGATTACATTGAAGTTAAACCAATATTAAAAGATAGACCTGTAACTATTGATAATGATTTAAAACAAATTTGTATTGGAATACATGGTACAGCACAACCAAAATTTTGGAATAATCCACAAGGTTGGCAAGATGTAGTAGATTGGTTAGTAGGTAGAGGTTACACAGTTAAATTACTTTCTAAAGAAGGTGATGATTATATGGGAAATAAATTACCAAATGGAATTGTAAAACACCCAATCGGCCCACTTGAATTAGTTATGGATGAAATGAAAAAATCCAAAGCATTTATTGGTATTGGTAGTGGATTGAGTTGGTTAAGTTGGGCATTAAATGTTCCTACTGTATTAATTAGTGGATTCTCATATGATTGGGCTGAAATGCAAGATTGTGTAAGAATTGCCGCACCGAAGGGAAAATGTGAAGGATGTTTTAATAGACTTAAATTAGATGCGGGTGATTGGAATTGGTGTCCTGACCATAAAGATACAAATAGACAATTTGAGTGTACAAAATCAATAACATCCGAATCGGTAATAAAAGAATTGGAAAAATTCTTATAGAAATTAAAAAACAATATACTTATATATATAAACAATAAAAAACAAAATTATGGCAGGATTAGATAACATCCCACAAAAAACAACAGTTGAGATTGAAACATCTAAATTAGATGAGACTGTATTAGAAAAAATAACAGAATTGAATAAAAAATCAACTATGTTAGTTAATGATTTTGGAAGTATTTATATCAGAAAGAAAGAATTGCATTTAGAAATAGAAAGACTTGATTCTGTTCTTGAAAAAGCTGAAGCTGAATTTAAACTCATTAATGATGAATTAAAAGATGCAGTTGATGCACTTGATGAAAAATACCCACAAGGTAGAATTAACTTACAAGATGGTACAATTCAATATCAACCGGGAGCACCTACTAGAAAGCAATTAGCTGAACAACAAGCACAAGGGGCACAGGCTTAATTTGTAAAAGAATAAACCTTTATATTTATTGATATAAAGTTATTCCTATATAATGAGCGAATTATCAAATTTCTTAGTAGAATCTATATTATTGGAGAAAGCGGATTCCATAAACAAAGTAGTTGTTGTTTATTCGGGCCGCTTTCAACCTTTTCATAAGGGCCATTACGCAACTTATGAAAACTTAGTACGCAAATTCGGAAAGGATAGCGTGTATATCGGAACTTCTAATGTTACCGATTCAAAAAAATCTCCATTTAGTTTTAAGGAAAAAAAAGCAATAATGATGCAGATGTTTGGGATACCATCATCTAAAATTGTTAATGTCAAAAATCCATATGCACCTGAAGAAATACTAAAGAAGTATGATTCTGATACAACTGGTTTAATAGTTGTAGTTGGTGAAAAGGATGAAAATCGTTTAAGTGGTAAATACTTCACTCCATATAAAGGTAAAGTAGAGCAAGGATATTTAGATAAAGGATATGTGTACGCTTCGCCTGCTACGGCAAATCCTATTAGTGGAACTGATGTTCGTTATTGGTTGAGTGCTGGAAGTGCAATTGACAGAAAGAAAAACTTTACAAAAGCATATCCAAAATTTGATGACCAAATATTCAAATTAATTACTCTTAAGTTAAAGGGATTGAAAGAATGTATTAACGAAGAAATTAAATTAAACGTAAAAGTTGGTGATACTTTATTAATGGGTAAATTCAAAAATAAAAAAGTAGTTGTTAAAAATATAGGAACTGATGAATGGGGAATGCCAACAATCAATGGTAAGAAAGCAGTAACATTCAGAATTCCTAAAAAAGAAACTCTAAAAGAAACCGCATCTAATAGTGGGTTTGGAGGACAAGATGAACCTGATACATCATTTGTAGCAGATGGACAACCTAGAATATTAAACACAGCTAAACCTGAAAATTGGTACACTCAAGGTGGATATACTCAAATGGATACTCCCAAAGCAGACGCTATGAGAGGTAGAGGTAAATCAAAAGATACCGAAACTCAATTTAGAAAAGCTTATTACAAATTAAAGAATGTAACACAAAGTACATTAAATCCAGCAGATGACCCACATACTGTTGAAGATTGGCAAGAAACCGAACCAAATAAAGCAATAGATAAACCTAAAAGATTTTGGGAATTACCTGATAATCAAAAAGATACTATAATTTCAAAAGAAGATATCAAAGAAATCGTTGATGATTTTGATGAACTATTAGATGAGATGGGACTTGGTGGTGGAGCTGGTGTGGGTTTAAGTTTACCGGGTGGATATATAAATGGAGCACCTGATAGTGATGATGTTAAGAAGGTTAGTAAAAAACTTAACAACAAAGGAATGAGTGGATATGAGGAAATTGATGAAATAGCAGTTCAGATTGATAATATTCCTGGTGGGTTAGCAAACGGTATGACATTAAATGATATAGCTAAGCATCATAATATAAGTCCACAAACATTAAAGAATGAATTTATAAAAGGATATGCAATAGAAAGAGAACATACTACTGATATTAATATAGCAAAAGAAATTGCATTAGACCATCTATACGAAGACCCAAATTATTATAGTAAACTTTCTAAAATAGAAATACCATATAATGAAGGATTCACAAAAGGACAGATATTTGCTGGTAAAATGAAGGTGGGTGGAAGGCCTGTAAATGTAGAAGTTGAATTGGTAGGTTCTGATAATAAAAAAAATGAATTTATAACTAAAATCATATTCGTTGATAAAGGATATGAAAGACAATTACCAATAGGTTCTAAGTTACCAATACCGGCTAGAATATTTAGAACACCTGGTGGCGGTTGGAGAAAAATTAAAACACCATCTGCGTTTGAAAATGTAACTGAAGCAACTACATCCGATATAATAAAAGATTTGGATAAAGTAAAAAATGATTTAATTAAAAAGGTAGATGTATTAATTGCTAAAAAGAAAAAACTATATTCTAATATGGATATAGAATCTCCAATGAGTGCAGATGAAAAGAAATTAGATAAGGATATACAATCTATATTTTCACAAATCCAACAATTAATTCTACAAAAAAGAAAAATAAAAGAATCAATAAACGAATCATTATTATTAGAAGGTGGTGCGTATGGTCACATGAATCATCCATTTGATATTGAAATGAATCTTACATTTGCTGATTTAAAACAAATTGTGGTAAGGGCATTAAATGGTGATTTGGAATTGGCAAGAGAAAAGACTGATGGACAGGCATTGGCAGTTAGTTGGGTTAATGGTAGATTAGTTGCAGCTCGTAACAAATCACACCTAAAGAACAAAGGTGAAGGTGCTATGACAATAGGACAAGTAGCTACTAAGTTTGCTGGCAGAGGTGGATTAACCGATGCTTACAACTTCGCTATGCAGGATTTATCCAAAGCAATTGGAGCACTATCCGAACCTCAACGTAAGAAGGTTTTTAAGGATGGTAGCTCGTTTATGAACTTAGAAGTGATATATCCAACCTCTGTAAACGTAATCCCTTACAATCAACCCCTATTGGTATTTCATGGTACATTTGATTATGATATCGATGGTACTATTGTAGGTGAGAACCAACAAGCAGCATCTATATTAGGTGGAATGATTAAACAAGTAAACGCACATGTTCAATCAAAGTACACAATTCAGGGACCTCCAATTAATAAACTTCCTAAATCGGAACATCTTTCTAAATTGCAAGGAAAATATTTAGGAATGATTTCTAAACTTCAAAATGAATTTAAATTAGCGGATAGTGATGGTGTGGCTGATTATCATCAAGCATGGTGGACTAACTTTGTAGAAAAGAAAGCTAAGAAGTTAGATTATCAACAAAAGATAGGATTAATAAAGAGATGGGCTTTTGGTGATAAGAGTTTCCGTATAGCAGAAATAACTGATGACAAATTAAGAGCATGGGCTGAACAAACTGATAAGCAAGACCAACAAAAGATAGGGAAGCAAAATCTAATGAGATTTGAGGAGATATTTTTAGGAGTTGGTGCTGATGTACTATCTTTTATGGATTCGGTTCTTACAGCAAACCCTGATAGTGCTAAAAGACAAATGGTAGCTCGTTTACAATCAACAATAGCTCAAGTAAAAGCAAGTGGTGACCCTAAGAAAATTGAAAAATTAAAATTAGAATTATCTCGCCTAAATGCACTTGGTGGATTTGAAAAGATTGTACCAAATGAGGGTATTGTATTTGTATATGGTGGTAACACTTACAAATTAACAGGTGCATTCGCACCCCTAAATCAAATTTTAGGTATTTTCTTCGATAAATAATCGTTTTCTTTATTTTGATATACTTATATATACAAATATATCGTAAGTAATATGGCAAAGGAATTCAATAAAAAGTTTATGCATCCAACACGTAGAAAGTTGGTGGATATGGTAATGCATGGCGCCGAATATGAAAAGGAATCATTTATTTCATTTTCTGGAGCAGATAAGGAAATTATAAAACGTAAGGTTGGTGAAAAATGGACTGATGAAGATGGTAAGTCTTGGGAGCAATTGGAAGCTGGTAAAGTTCAAACATCGGAGTTAGGTGATACTATGGCAGAAGTTAGAGCTTATTTAGATAAGTTAAACACTTGTAAAGATGAAGATTGTAAAACTATTAAACCAGGTAGAGTTGATAAAAAATTAATATCTAAAACTGGATATTGTATTACTTGTTTAGCAAAAAAAGAATCGCAGATTAAACTTGATGGATTATGGGGTTATTACGAAACATATAAAATCACATCTAATATGATTGCACATGGTAATGATGTTGTTGCTCAATTTAAACAAGCGTATAGAGATGCAAAACAAACTTATGAAGTGGTTCAAGAAGATGGTAAGATTGAAAAGTGGAGTATGGAAAGAGATGTGGAAGAACTTAAAGCAGAAATCCTTTTAGAAATTGTTAAATTTGAAGATGAGATTCAACAAGCTACTAAATTAAGAAATGAGGCTTACGATAAATTAAAAGATAAAAATTACGATTTAGTAAGACCCCTTAACGATTAATATGAGTACTGGTATAACACAAAAGAAATCTCTAAAAGATATTATTGCAGAAGAATACAAAAAGTGTGCGGTAGACCCGATTCACTTTATGAAAAAGTATTGTATGATTCAACATCCGGTAAGAGGTAAAATACCCTTTCATCTATTTCCATTTCAGGAAAAGACTTTAATTCAATTTGCAGGTAATAGATTTAATGTAGTATTGAAATCACGTCAAACTGGTATTTCAACCTTATCGGCTGGATACGCACTTTGGAAAATGATATTTAATTCTGATTTTAACGTATTGGTTATTGCAACAAAGCAAGATGTTGCAAAGAACTTAGTAACTAAGGTAAGAGTGATGCATGAATTACTTCCTAGTTGGCTTAAGGGAGGTTCTATGGAGGATAACAAGCTTTCCCTTCGTTTACACAATGGTTCTCAAATTAAAGCTATTGCAAGTTCTCCTGATGCAGGACGTTCGGAAGCATTATCACTTCTAATATTTGATGAGGCAGCTTTCATTGATGATATCGATGAGATTTGGGTGGCAGCTCAATCAACATTATCTACGGGTGGTAGTTGTATTGCATTATCCACTCCTAATGGTGTGGGTAATTGGTTTCACCAAACTTGGTTAGGAGCTGAGGAAAGTAGAAACCCATTCAATACAATCAGATTACATTGGACAGTGCATCCTGAAAGAGACCAAAAATGGAGAGATGAGCAAGAAAAACTATTAGGACCTAAAAAAGCAGCACAAGAATGTGATTGTGATTTCGTATCTTCTGGTGAAACTGTAATTGAACCGGAAACCCTAATGTTCTATAAAGAAACATACATTCAGGACCCAATTGAGAAAGGTGGATTTGATGGAAACCTTTGGAAATGGGAGCATGCCGATTATAATAAATCTTATATGGTTGTGGCCGATGTGGCCAGAGGTGATGGTGGGGATTACTCTACCTGCCATGTAATTGATATTGTAAACGCAACTCAAGTAGCAGAATATAAAGGTAAAGTGGATACAAAAGATTTTGGAAATTTCTTAGTAGCACTTTCAACTGAATACAATGATGCATTACTTGTAATAGAGAACGCAAACATTGGTTGGGCAACAATTCAGCAAGTAATTGATAGAGGATATAAAAACTTATTCTATATGAGTAAGGATTTAAAGTATATTGATATCCAACATCAAATGACAAATAAATACAGGTCAGAAGAAAGAGGATTGGTAGCTGGATTTTCAACTACTTCTAAGACTAGACCTTTAATCATATCTAAATTAACCGATTACTTCAGAGAGAAATCAGTTATAGTTCGTTCTTCTCGTTTAATAGATGAGTTATTCACATTTATCTATATGAATGGTAGAGCAGAGGCTATGAAAGGTTATAATGATGATTTGACAATGGCATTTTCAATAGGATTATGGGTTAGAGATACCGCACTTAGATTAAGACAAGAAGGTATTGACTTAACTAAAAACGCAGTTTCTGGTATAACATCAAATGCATATCAAGGAGTTTATGGTGGTGGGTTTGGTGATAGTGAAAATCCTTGGAAAATGAGAGTTGGTGATGGATTTGAAGATTTATCCGAATGGTTATAGTGTTTTGATAAATTACGATATTTATATCATATAATGTCAAAATAGGATTTTTTTAGAAATTAATAATAAAATATGGCAGAACAGGAAATAGATGATAGAAGTTTTTTTGGTAGGTTAAAGAAGTTATTCTCAACCAGCGCAATCGTAACCGTTGATAGTGACGGTAAACGTAAGGTTGTAGATACGGATGAACGCCAAATGAATACAAACTTCGTAAATCTTAGAGATAGATATACAAAGTTACAAAGGTCTTACTACGAAAGCCAAACTGGTGCACAATCAATGGCATATCATCAAGTTCGTAGAGAACTTTTTAGAGATTATGATGCTATGGATAATGACCCAATCATTTCTTCTGCATTAGATATATATTCTGATGAATCTACAACAAAAAATGAATATGGTGATGTACTTCATATCCGTTCATCAAATGAAAATGTAAGTTCAATTCTTCATAATTTATTTTATGATGTAATGAATATAGAATTTAATTTATGGCCTTGGACTAGAAACCTTGTAAAATATGGTGATTTTTTCTTGGCATTGGAAATTGCAGAAGGTAAAGGTATTGTAAATGTAATACCATATTCTGTATATAATACGGAAAGATTGGAAGGCACAGACCCAAATAATCAAAATTATATTAAATTTAAATGTGAAGTTGATAGATATGGTAAGAAGGAATATGAGAACTATGAAATGGCTCACTTCCGTTTACTATCTGATACAAATTTCTTACCATATGGTAAAGCAATGATTGAAGGTGGTCGTAGAGTTTGGAAGCAAATATCACTTATGGAAGATGCTATGATGATACATCGTATTATGAGAGCACCTGAAAAAAGAGTATTTAAAATTGATATTGGTAATATAAATCCGCAAGAAGTTGATAACTACATGCAAAAGATTATTACCAAAATGAAGAAAACTCCGTTTGTTAATAAAGATACAGGAGATTACAACTTAAAATACAATATTCAGAATCTTACCGAAGATTTCTTTTTACCTGTTAGAGGTGGGGATAGTGGTACATCAATTGAAAACTTACAAGGTTTAGAATATACAGCAACAGAAGATATTGATTATTTAAAAGCTAAACTATTTGCAGCATTAAAAGTACCTAAATCATTTTTAGGATATGAAGAAGATGTAAATGGTAAAGCAACTCTTGCCGCTCAAGATGTTCGTTTCGCTAGAACTATTGAAAGAATTCAAAGAACAATTGTTAGTGAATTAACTAAAATAGCAATTGTACATTTGGCATCTCAAGGTATTGATGATTCCGAAATGACAAACTTCCAACTTACTTTAACTAACGCTTCTACAATATATGAGCAAGAGAAAGTAAATCTTTGGAGTGAAAAGACAAGATTAGCATCTGATTTGAAAGCATTGAATATGTTATCAAGCGATTGGGTATTCCATAACGTATTTGGAATGAGTGAAGATGAAATGGATGTAGAGAGAGCTAAAATGGTATTAGACCTTAAAGATAGATTCCGTTACAACTCAATTGAACAGCAAGGAGAAGACCCAGCTAATCCACCACCGCAACAAAATGTGGAGGAGGAAATTGAAAAAATGAAACAAAATATTGTAGATAATAAAGGTGGTAGACCAAGAGAGGGAAATACTTACGGAAAGGATAAACATCCATTAGGTAGAGACCCATTGGGTAACAAAGAAAATGAAGCAGATAGAAAGAGAGAAACTCGAACAAATGAATCAGGAAAAAGACTAGCACGTGAATATATAAATGGAATTTCATCAAAAAAGAAGATAATATCGGAAAAAACTTCACTTTTAGATGAAAATAATTTGATAGATGACACTAAATTTTAATAAACATTAAAAAGTTTATATTTATATGTGTTAGTTTATAGACATAGGTTAAACATAGGGTAATAAATGAAAAAAATAAAACATTCCAAAATTAAGAATACTGGAGTGTTATTTGAATTATTAGTAAGACAAATAACATTAGAGGTACTTAATGGTGATAAGACGGAAAACGCAAAAAAAATAGTAAAAGAGTTCTTTGCATCTGGCACTGAATTAAATAAAGAATTACGTCTTTATGATTTGCTATTAAAAGAAAAATACAATTCGGAATCAAAAGCCGAAATGTTTGTTGAAACTGTATCACAGGCTCATTCTAAATTGAATGTTGCAAAATTATCAAAGGAGAAGTATAATCTTATTAAAGAGATTAATGCAAAATTTGAATTAGAGCAATTTTTATCATCCCCTATAACAAATTATAAAGTAATTGCATCTATATATAAGGTGTTCGAATCAAGAAAAACTGAAAATTACGATATTAAAGATATATTCAATTCAAAGGTAACACTTATTGAAAATATCATTTCTAGACCTACTGTAAATAAAATAATACCTACAACAGATAGTACAAAGTTGATAGAAACATATAAACAACAAGACAAAGACCTACGTTTACTAACTTATAAGATTCTTGTTGAAACTTTCAATAAAAAATATACAAATTTAAATGATAAACAAAAAAGTTTATTAAAAGAGTATATTAACAATATGTCTAATACATCTAAATTTAAAGATTATTTGGCAGTAGAACTTCCACAAATTGTTAGCGAATTAAAAGTTATCAAATCTAAAATCGGTGATAAAGTTACTACTATTAAATTATCAGAAACTATTTCTGTTTTAGAAAAAATGAAAATTGGTAAAACTGTAACCGATAATCACGTTTCATCTATAATGCTTTCTTATGAGTTAATCAAAGAATTAAAATCAAAGGTAAATGTCAAATAGACTAAAAGAAATAATCAGAACAATAGTTAAAGAAATCCAATCTGAAAAGGAATTGGAAGAAATGACTGGAACTGGTGCAGTTGCTGGATATGATACTCCAAACGCATTTTCTAAACCTGGTCAAACTGCAAAGAAAAACAAAAGATTAGCTAACGTAACTGGTGGTGAGGTTGTTGATGATTTAGAAGAATCAAAAATATTAAATCTTAAACAAGAAAAAGAGCAACCAGTAGCTATTAAAGATATAGATGATGAGGATATAGCAGATGTAAGTGGTATGGAAGTTGCTAAGGATGGGTTGCATTTATCTGAAAATCGTTGGTTAGCAATTAAAAATGAAGATGGTTCTCCTAAAGCTAAAATGAGTAAGGGTATAACATCTATCAAACAACAATTAGGTGAGGTAGAGAAATTTGTTAACTGGTATTCTAAGATAAAGAATGAGAATGGAGTTAAGAGAGATGATTACTATAAAAGAACAAATAAGAGTTTACATAAGATAAAAGAAAGGTTAATGAATCTTTCGGAAAAAATAAGAACATTATAATATGAACATAACTAGACAAAGACTAAAAGAATTAGTTAAGGAAGTAATGACAGAAGAATCTGAATATCAAGCATTCTTTCAGAAAGCTTTAGATAAAGCAGGTAAAGATATTAATGCAATGTCAGATGAAGAAAAGAAAGCTTTCTTTAATAAAATTGATTCTGCTTGGAATGGTAAAGGTGAAAAGAGTGAAGGTAATGCTTTTGGAGCAGCCGTTTCTAACGCAAAGCAAGCAGGAGATGATGAGTTTGAAGTTGGTGGTGAAAAATATAAAACTGAAGATATAGCAACTGAATTACCATCTGCAACTATACCATCTGCAGTAAAAATCAAATTAGCAATGGCTATTGATAAAATTAAAGATGCTAAATTAAATAATAATGCAAAATTACAATTAGTTGCACAAGTTATTGATAGTTTAGGTATAGATAAATCTCAATTAGGTACTATTGCTAATAAGATTAGAAGCAAAATGGAATCTAAGAAATAAGAATATAATATGAAATCACTCTTAATAGAAACAAACCTATTTGAAGGTAAGGTACAAGAAGATGACGGAGGGAGAACCTTAGTAAAAGGTATTCTACAAAGAGCATCTGCGGAAAACCAAAATGGTAGAGTATATCCTAAAGAAATCTTAATGAGAGAATCTAAGAAATACGAAGTACTAATTAAAGAACGTAGAGCATTAGGTGAATTAGACCATCCAGATTCTACTGTAATTAATTTAAAGAACGTATCTCATAATGTAAGAGAAATACATTGGGAAGGGGATGATTTGTGTGGGACAGTAGAAATTCTACCAACACCATCTGGTAATATCTTAAAAGAATTATTAAAAGCTGGAATCCTATTAGGTATCTCATCAAGAGGTATGGGTTC